CTGATGGTCATAGGTTCTTTGCCTGTGATAATATCTCCAAGTACCTCCCAGAAGAAGCAAAGCCAGAGCTCATCAATGAGCTTGCTGATAAGTTTCAAGGTGTCCTTAGTTCATTATTGATTGACACAGACAACGATCCTAACTCTAAAGATACTGCCAAGCGTTTAGCCAAGATGTATGTCAATGAGCTGATGGCTGGTCGTTTCGAACCTGCACCTCAAATAACGTCCTTCCCCAATGAAGGACCTGATAGATATGAGGGAATGCTTGTGATTAGAGTTGAATTGGTATCCATGTGTTCTCATCACCATCAGCCAGTTAGAGGGGTTGGTGTTATTGGTATTATTCCCACAGGCGAAATCATAGGCTTGTCAAAATATGCTAGAATCGCACAATGGTGTGCTCGTAGAGGTACATTGCAAGAAGAATTAGCTAATCATATTGCTAAGCAGATTGTGGTGGCCACGGATACTGAGAATGTTGCTGTGCACTTAGACATGGTCCACGGATGTATGGAGAATCGTGGAGTGATGGCTCACTCCAGTCAAACTCAAACAACTGTAGTGAAAGGCCTCTTTCATAATGATTCAGTTAAGGCAGAGTTTCTTTCACACGTCGATCGTCAGCTTTCAGCAAGATGAACGATCCATCTGTACTTATATTTTTTAAAGAGTTGACTTGATACTTTGGTTATAGTAAAGTAGTGGAATGAGAGATTTATCAACATTTGCTAAAGAGGTATGGGCTGCAAAAAGTCTTGAGACTAAGAAGAGTGCAATGCTCGTCTTATTGGATCAGTTTCAACACAAGGATAAAATCCAGCAGTTCATTGACGAGGTCAATAGAACAACCTCATCTACACGTCTCGACTTCTTAGCATCTAATCTTCTCCTACGAGACGGTGATCCGGTGATTTGATTTTTAACTTTAAAGGAAATAGTATGACACAGCATGAAAAATTGATTGGCTTCTTCAACTCTGGTAAAGAGATCACCCATAAACAAGCCGCTGGTTTGTTCGGTGTTACTAACTTGTCTGCACGCGTTTCTGAATTGCGTAGCCAAGGTTACTCCATCTACACTAACCGAACCAAAAACGGTAAGACTGCATTCCGTATGGGCACTCCATCACGCCGTATGGTTGCCTTGGCACATGCAGTTGGTGGTTCAAGCGTATTCGCCTAATTCGGTGAACTAACTATGCCAGCCCTTTTTACTTGGGCTGGCTTTTTTTTATTATGGAGATTGATATGCAACGATTGACCAAGAAATGGACACCTACTCTCGTTGAGGCGTATGGTGATGGAGTACAGAAGGCCCGCCAAGCTGAATTGCTTGTGATGGAAGCTTTTGCTGGATGGGGATATGAAGTTATTGATCGCGAATCAGACTTCCAAAGCCAACGACATGGTATTGATCTTGAGATCAGAAAACCAGGCTGGAAGAACTTCTATTCTATAGACGTTAAGTCAAACATGAACAAGTTCGGAACATTCTTTGTGGAAACCAAACCAGATGGTTGGTTGCGTGCTACTAGTAAAACTAGTGACCGCATCTGCCACGCTTGTGTTGAAACAGGATGGATTGCGTGGTATGCTCGCGAAGATATGATCAAATGGCTACGAGATAACGGCCATCTTCGTGAGGGGGTGTTTGAGGTTACAACACGTCATAAACTAGATTTTGTAAACAAAAGAAAGGTTAGATAAATGACTAAATCATTTATTTGGGTTACCTTCCAGAAAGAAGGCATCCACAAGTACCCTGCTGCTGCAACTGATCCTAAGTTAGCAGAAGTGTCGTTCTTGGGTAATGAACACCGCCATATCTTCCATTTTAGAGTGGAGTTAGAGGTGTTTCATGACAACCGGGATGTAGAATTTATTTTGCTGAAACGTGAGTTGGAAAGCCTATATAATAATGGCACCCTACAACTCAATCATATGTCTTGCGAGATGTTGGCCAACGAGCTGGCAATCTACATCAAAGAGAATTATCCACACCGCGATATTCGAATTGAGGTGAGTGAAGATGGTGAGAACGGTTGCCGTGTCTACTTCGATAATGTATATGATGATTGGAAATAATTATGGCTAACTTTTGTCACATTGCCCCCATCCCCCATCTTGATATAGTATCCGGTGCATCAACACACCTAGCACTAGCTCACCTTGTTGAGACTAGTGACACGTATACTGATTTCTATCTGAAAGAAAAAGAAAACGGATCTACAATCATTCTTGACAACTCAGCATTTGAGATGTACAAGCAGGGTCGACCTATGTATGATTCTGTTCAGTTGATTGCAATGGCTCAGCAGATCAAAGCTGACTATGTTGTCATGTCTGACTATCCTAATGAGAAGGGTGCTAAGACTATTAATGCGGCTGAGATTATGGCACCATTGTTGAAGGAGAAAGGATTCGGTACTTTCTTTTGTCCTCAATCTAAGATTGGTGATCCCGAAGATTTGTTTGCTGGATTCAACTGGGCAGCTCAGTCTACTTTGGTTGATTATATCGGTGTATCTATTCTCTCGATTCCTAATGCATACGGAGTAGAAAAGGGTAATAAGCTGCAACGGTTTGTTAGTCGGTTTATGTTCATGCAAGACCTACAAGACTCTGGTATCCTTGATATTGCTAAATCCAATGGTAAGAAGATCCACCTATTAGGTATGTTGGATGGTCCTAATGAGATTCGTTTGATGTCTCAGTTTGCCCAGTATATTCATACTTGGGATAGTAGTGCAGCTATTTGGTACGGTCTTCATGCTGGTAAAATGTTCGATGACTCTCCAACAGGAATCATTGAAGGCAAGTACGAGGAGGAAGTTGACTTCAATTACGTCAGTACACCTCAAAATGTGTTGACTGCAGAGATGAATAAGGAGACAATAGATGAACTAATGCACATCTATTTGCCAGACTATATTCAAGATGATGATTGGTTCGTTACTGAAGAAGATTCAATATGACGTACAAATACAATGAAGCAAAGTACTTGAAAGAGCTTGCTGATTATGTTGATGGAACGTACGGTGAACACTATGTTGCCAAGGAGATCCAGGTAATTGATATATGGGAATCAATGGAATCTTTGGATACTACAGCAAGAGATACAGCTATTAAGTACCTTTGCAGATACGGTAAGAAACAGGGTAAAAATAAGAAAGATTTATTGAAGGCCATGCATTATATTATTCTAATGATGTATGCAGAAGATAAAATAAAGGAAGGTAAAGTATGATCCATATATTGGGTGAGAAGTCAAACTCTCAGTTAACATCTGTACAGGATGGTGATAGCCAGCCTAATGCTATTGACCTAAGACTTGGTAAGGTGTTTGCAATCAACAATACATTGTTTGAGCTTAGCGAAGAAGGTAAGAGGCACAGAGGAACAACAGAAATTGCACCAGTTTTAGATTGGTATTATCTAGAAGAAGGTACATACGAAGTAGTGATGGAGAATGTTGTAACGGTTGGTGCAGACGAGGCTGGATGGGTAATTACCAGATCAACTCTGAACCGTAACGGTGTATTTATTACATCAGGACTGTATGATTCCGGCTACAACGGTGTAATGGCTGGTGCAATGCATATTCGTGGTGGCCCAGTTAGGATTCAAAAAGGGACTCGTGTTGCTCAGTTCCTATTGTTTAAAGCAGAAGCATTAACTATGTACAACGGTTCATATGGTTTGAATAGTGAGCATGATAAAAAATATATTAAGGAATAAGTATGTCAGAAGGTTTTAAACTGCAAGTAAGTGTTGAAGAGTTACAGCAACGTAAGTTGTTTCTTGCTGTTCCAATGTACGGTGGCCAGTGCGCAGGTATGTTTACTCGTTCGGTGGCTGACCTGTCAGCAATCTGTACGAAGCATGGCATTCCTTTGCAATTGTTCTTCTTGTTCAACGAGTCGTTGGTTACTCGTGCTCGTAACTATTGTGTCGATGAGTTTATGCGCTCAGGTGCTACTCACTTGATGTTCATTGATAGTGATATTGGTTTCAATCCACAAGATGTTATTGCTTTGTTGGCAATGCAGTCTGACGAGAGTGAGTATGATGTTATTGGTGGCCCGTATCCTAAGAAATGTATTTCGTGGGAAAAGATCAAACAAGCTGTTGATAAAGGAATGGCTGATGAGGATCCAAACAGACTCGAAAAGTATGTTGGTGACTATGTGTTTAATCCTAAAACTACACAGCGTGAGATTCCTCTTAACCAGCCAGTAGAGGTATTGGAAATTGG